CCGCGGATGACTGCAACTGGGTCGCTGAGCGTGCGATCAAGACTGCTGAGCTTTCCATCGGTGGTCAGCGTATCGACAAGCACTACCAGCGTTGGTGGCGCATGTACTCCGAGCTCTACCTCGACGAGTCCAAGAAGGCTAACTGGGGTAAGATGACCTCGGGTAAGGGTCAGGTGTTCCTCCCCCTGATCTTCTTCTTCAACCGCAACCCCGGTCTCTACCTTCCCCTCATCGCTCTCCAGTACCACGAGGTCCGCATCGATTTCGATCTGACCAGTGAGTTCGAGGATTACTTCAACACCAACACCTTCAAGGTCTGGGGTAACTACGTGTACCTCGACACCGAGGAGCGTCGCCGCTTCGCCCAGAAGGGTCACGAGTACCTGATCGAGCAGGTCCAGCACACCGGTGTTGACTCCGTTACCGCGGGTGAGACCAAGCAGGTCCGCCTCTCGTACAACCACCCCATCAAGGAGCTCGTGTGGGCCGCCGCCCCCGCCTCCTCGGCCCGTGCCAAGCTTTGGAACTTCACCTCCAACGTTCTGGACGCCGGTGTTGTCCTCAACTCCGATCCCACGAATCCCACCAACTCCAACTGCTTCGTGCCCCTCACCCAGGCGACCGGTGTTCCCCTCTTCGCCTCCGAGGGTTCCCTCCGCCTCATCGAGGAGGGTGCTGGCTCCACGGATGCCGCCGTCGGCCCCGTCGAGACCTTCAAGCTCGTTCTCAACGGCCAGGACCGCTTCAAGGAGCAGTCCGGTAAGTACTTCAACCAGGTCCAGGCGTACAACCACCACTCCGGTTGCCCCATGCCCGGCATCTACTCTTACTCCTTCGCTCTCAAGCCCGAGGAGCACCAGCCTACCGGCACGTGCAACTTCTCCCGCATCGACAACGCCCAGGTTGCCATCAAGATCAAGGCAGACATGGGTACCGGTGCCGCGACCTCGCTCAACATGTTCGCGACCAACTACAACGTCCTCCGCATCCAGTCGGGTATGGGTGGTCTCGCGTTCTCCAACTAAGCATTCAGTCTTAGTTTTCTGAAAAATATAAAAACTCAATTTTAAAATGCATGGTACCAGTGCTATTTAAAATTGATTAGACGTTGACTATGATGTTACGCACCGTAGAAAATAACCTTGATATGGCACTGTGGTGTGACACCTAAGAAGGCTTCAGAGTATAAGGATAAGCCGTGATAAATATTCATGTACGAAATCTACACAGACGGAAGTTGCCTCGGAAACCCTGGACGCGGTGGATGGGGTGTAGTAAGTGACGACTTTAAACTCAGCGGAAAGGAAACAAACACAACCAACAATGTGATGGAGATGACTGCCATTCTGAAGGCTCTCGAAGAGTGTCACAAGAGAAATATCCAAGAGGTTTGTATTTTCACTGACAGTCAATATGTCAAGAATGGTATCAGTTCATGGATCATAAACTGGAAAAAGAACGACTGGTTAACTTCGACGGGTACGGTTGTAAAAAACAAGGAGTTGTGGATCGCCATCGATGAAGTACGACGTTCGTTATCAAAGGTTGAATGGAAATGGGTCAAGGCCCATAACGGTGACCCCAAAAATGAAGAGGTTGATAAATTGGCCTATGAGGCTGCCGGTGGGAGTACGAAGGCGAAGTTTTACAGTGTCTTCAAAGGATTCAACCCAGGTGTGTACACGACATGGGACGAAGCGAAGGAGCAGGTGAATGGGTACCCGGGTGCGGTATATAAGTCCTTCAAAACTGAAGAAGAAGCGAAGAAATGGATGACTCGTGTGTACTTGGAAGTTCCGTATGAAGAAAAGGATATTGCAAAATCTCATGGTGCAAAATGGGATGCGGAAAAAAAGAAGTGGTGGGTACAAGAAATGAAACCGGAACTTGAAAAATATATCAGGGTACTGTAGACTATGAGTACCGACGACTGTGAGTGGTGCGACAAGCAGGAGAAGTTACTTATAAAATGGGCCGAGAAGGCAGCGGGGTATCGCTGGCTTCATAACCATGCACGTCTATTCTATAAGAAGCAAAATGACTGGTTAGCATATCCTAGTATAGTCATCGCGAGTATAACCGGTGTAGGTGGTTTTGCTGTTTTAAATCCCAGTGGCAACGAAGACGTATCCGAGGATACAAAGAACAATATCATGATCATCCAATACTTCTTCGCCTTTCTTAACGTACTCGGTGGTATTCTTACATCAATAAGCAAATTTAGTCAGAGTTTACCACTCTCGGAGGCTCACTCTGCGATGTGTGTTCAGTGGTCGAAATTCTATAGGAGTATCGATATGGAAATTTCCCTTGATGTCAAACATAGAACGAATGTCGTCGAGTTTATTATGAAATCAAGAGAGGAATACGATAAGCTGTTGAGTGACTCACCAGATATACCAGCGATATCCATCCAGGCATTTCTTTTACAGTTTCCAGATAAAGAAAACAAGCCCGACGTGTGTAACGGTCTAAGTGTGCTCGTAGAAGATGATAACATGTCTATGCGTTCATCTCAACGTGCCGTTTCTCGTTGGCTTGGTGCGTTTTCAACCATCAATGGGAGACGTAAGAGTCAAGATAGGAGAGATGAGTTAGAACAGGTTTAGAACTCATCGTCAAACTCAATCTCATCAGAGTCGTCATCCATCTTACCATAGTCACCTACTCGCTTTTCAAAGAAGTTCGTCTTGCCGTCCAGGGAAATGTTCTCCATGAAATCGAACGGATTCTTGGAGTTCCAAATCGCTGGGAGACCAACCTGTTTCAAAAGTCGATCCGACACGTATTCAATGTACTCGGACATCTTTTCAGAATTCATACCGATCAGACTACACGGGAGTGCATCGAGGATGAACCCCTTTTCAATCTCAACTGCTTCCTTGATGATCGAGTGAATGGTTTCTGTGGATGGTTTGTGACGGAGCATGTTATAAAGCTCCACCGCAAAATCCTGATGAAGACCTTCATCGCGACTGATCAATTCGTTACTGAAACAAAGACCTGGCAGAAGGCCACGCTTCTTGAGCCAGAAGATGGCACAGAACGACCCGGAGAAGAAGATACCTTCTACACAAGCAAAGGCGAAAAGGCGTTCCGCGAAGGGTCGCGACTTATCGAACCATTTCATGGCCCACGAAGCCTTACGCTCGATGCACGGGATCGTTTGTATAGCCTGGAAGAGTTGTTTCTTTTCGGACGAATCCTTGATGTATTTGTCGATGAGTTTGGAATAGGTTTCACCGTGGACCATTTCGTTATGAGCTTGGTACGCATAAAATGACCGAGCTTCAGATGACTGTATCTCATCAGCAAAGTTGTTATTGATGTTTTCGAATACAATTCCATCAGATCCAGCGAAGAATGCTAAAATATACTTGATGAACTTTTGTTCGTTGTCCGTCAGGTTTTTCCAATCTTCCATATCCTTGGAGAAATCAATCTCTTCGGCTGTCCAGTTAGACATCTGGGCCTTCTTGTAGAGGTCCCAGAGGTTTTGATGTTTGAGGGGAAAAACAGTGAATCGGTCCAACGTCGGTTCCAACAACGGTTCATACTCTTCTTCGATGAATTCTTGGAATTCAAAATAGTTACCGATATGACGATCGTTCACAAATATCTGAGGATAGGAATCCAACTTACCTCCACATAACTCTCGTAATTGTTCTCGTTCCATGACTACCTTTTCATAGTCTATGTCATCCGACACACATAGGTCTACTGCCTTATCACACATTCCACACCCATCCTTAGAATAAATACGAACTTTCATCTGTGTTATTTGCCCTGATTATTTTTTGTCCGAAAACTCTAAGTATGATTTCGCGCGAAAGCATATTCCAGGACGACATTGTCAAGTTACTCGTAAACGAAGATGGTATAGAAGACCATATGTATGCCGTTGTTGGTATGAACACTGGCAACACATTGGGGGTTAAGTATCTGTCCCCGACGAATAAATTATACAAGTCGGCGTGTGTCTATCAGTTGGAAACAGGTGATTTGAATCCTGCACCATTCGAGAGTGTGAGTGAACACTACCCAAGTGGGACCAAATTTACCGACATCGGTATGAAGATGGTCGGTGACAACATGTACACTATCTATGACGAGATTGACGTCGAGGATGAGGACAGTGACATCTACGAGGATCATGACGAGTCTGAGACTGATTCGGAGATGGCCGACTTTGTTGTTCCCGATGATGATGTACCAGTCGAAGCACCACCCGGACACGAACTTATCGACAAGGCATGGGAAGAATGGAAACCTTCTACTCCAGGTGCCAAGAGCTTCAAGAAAACTGTAGATATGATAGAAACTTATGCACGAAGTTTATGAACCTAAGTGCGTTCTTATCAGTGAAATTAATAATTCGCACCCAGTAGAATGGAATTAGCTGCTATATGGAACCAGGTCGATCACGCCCTTGGTAAACAAGACGAAATAAAGCTAGTCGTTAACAAAAATTTTTGTGGTGAGTGCAACGGAGTAAAAGTTTATACACCAGAGGGATTACCGGTGTGTTCATCATGCGGTCTCGTCGAAGATCGTTTTATTGATGAGTCTCCCGAATGGACGAGTGGTGTGAGTGAAGATGGGAAGGTGAACGACCCGTCACGATGTGGAAATCCAAACTCGAACCCCGAACTCTTTTCACAGGCGTGGGGTAAAGGAACTGTGGTCGCGACGACGATGTCATCCAAATACGAACTCAAACGCATGGCGAAGATTAATTTTCACATGTCGATGAATCACAAGGATCGATCACTGTTCCATGCCTACAAGGATATAGATGAAGCGTGTCATACACTTCCAGAGTCTATACTCAAGGACGCCAAGATGATGTACAAGAAATTCGACGACAGCAAACTCACCAGGGGTGCGGTTCGTACGGGTATCAAGGGGAACTGTGTTTTGTACGCGTGTAGATTGTCGAAGGTGCCTCGAACGACCAAAGAGATTGCCGACATGTTTGGAATTCAGAGTAAGGATATGAGTCGCACAACACAAATGTTCAAGGAAACCATCATGGGAAAGACTGAAAAGAATTACATGACGAAACCTTGTGATGTCGTACACAGGTTACTGGGAAACTTCAACGCTGGACAGGTGTACCGACCAGTCTGTACTAAGATGTGTAGCGAGATTGAAGACTGTGTCGAACTCATGAGTAAAACACCTAACAGTATCGCATCTGCTGTGATATTGATAGCACTCAAAGGTGTTCACACGAAGAGTGAGATTTGTTCGACGTGTGGTGTTTCGGTACCCACGGTAAACAAGATTGAAACTATTATTAAAAAGCACTTAGAGGCGAAAGGCGTGAAATACTAAAATGGTGAAGGTATTTCTATCGACGCCATGCTATGGAGGGTTGTGTTTAGATAAATATATGATTAGTGTAATTAAGCTACAGCTTCTCCTCATAAATAAGGGTGTTCAACTCATGATCGATACGACAGAGAATGAGTCACTTGTACACCGAGCTCGTAATGTTGCTGTCGGGCGGTTCATGCAAAAGACTGACGCCGACTATTTCATGTTTATAGATGCGGACATCGACTTTGATCCTGAATCCGTTGTCAAACTTCTAGAATCTGATCATGATATCGCCGTCGGATGTTATCCCAAGAAGGTTGTCATGTGGGATCAGGCAGCCGATGCTGTAAAGAGTGGTGATGATAGAGACATGGCTATGCTTTCATCGAGTCTTGTCGTCAACATTGGATCTGCGAGACGTTCTGTTGAAAATGGTTTCGTTGAGATCCTAGATGGCCCGACTGGTTTCATGTTGATTAAGCGGTCTGTCTTTGAGAAGATGCATGAAGAGTATCCGGAACTATGGTGCAAGAATGATCATCAGAACCGAGATTTCGACGACTATTGTGCCGTATTCGACTGTATGATCGATCCCGATACGAGACGTTACCTGTCAGAAGATTACGCATTCTGTCGTCGCTGGCAAAAGATGGGTGGAAAGATTCATGCACACATTCACACGACACTGGGTCATATCGGAAATCTACCCTTCAGTGGGTGCCTTAGTGATAGGCTTAAGGTTTAGACGTGAACGTTTATAAATGAAGTTTGCCACTCTCATTGTCACTAGGTCCAAGTCGTGTCACGTGAAGACACTTCATACGATTCTTCGTATGAATATCGCGTGTATACAAAATGGTCACAAGAATGAAATATCTTTCGTAAACGATGACCCATTCGCGAAGGCTAAAGCTATCGAGAAGCTGATGACGATGAGTGATCGGATCCTTTTTGTTGATTTTGGAATCGGTATCGACGAGGTGAGCATCCAAGAAATGTTTAAGATGAGTGAAGATGTCGGATGTTTGGTCTACCCCGGTGTTAAGGAGGGTATCGATTGGGCAATGTTCAAAGACAAAGTGCGATCCGATGTTGATGAACCGAGACATCAGATGGGTCTTTCTTTTGATACGGATGTTGATGAGAAGATTTCAGATGACATCTATACGGTGAAGAATACGTCGGCTCGTGCTTGGGTCATGAACTGTAAATCGGTATCCGATACACTGAAGTCCTATGACGGTGATAAAAAGTTTGGAGCCACCCTGATCCCCCCCAGAACAGATATGATGTTTTTTAAATTTAGAGAAGTTGGTGTTAAAATTATTGCATTTACAGCGGCTAAGTTAACCATGACCTATGGTCACGAATGTATCAGCAGTCTGATTAATTCTGCAGGGGTTAAATCTACATAAAGTTAACGGACGTATACTTACCATGAATGACTACGTCAAGGAATTTATTCTGAAGACGTGGGGCACGAAGGATAGGTTTCCCGGTCCTCAACCTATATCCATCGAATTCAAGCATTTTCCCATACTACGAAACAATGACTATGTCGTATGCGAAAAGACTGATGGTGTTCGCCACATGATGGTGGCTCTCATGTATGAAGGGAAGAAACAATGTGTTTTCGTAAACCGGAATTTTCAGATGTTTTCTGTTCCTCTCCATTTCAAGAAGTCAATCTTTGATGGGACGATCTTAGACGGTGAACTATGTGGTGAGACGTTCTTAGTCTATGATACCGTCATGGTTGAAGGTAAGATTGTGGGTCACCAAAACTTCTTGGACCGTTTGGATCATATGGAACGAGTGACCAAGGGACTCATCGGTCTCAAATCTGATCGTGTCAAGGTGAAGATTAAAAAGTTTCATGTCATGAAGGAATTCAAGTATTTCATGAACGACTATCTTCCAACGGTCAAGGAGCCAATCGATGGTCTTGTGTTTACACCCGTCAACGAACAGGTTTTGATGGGTACTCACGAGACGATGTTTAAATGGAAACCCAAAGAGAAGAACACTATCGATTTCTTGGCAAAGGTGGATGAACGAGGTGTGTGGCGTTTGTATGTACAGGATAAGGGGAAGTTGTACATGGAAGGTGAAATCCCAGCAGACAAGGTGGCTGTCACACCACTCTTGGAAGATGGGGCGATCTTGGAATGTATGTACATGGAAAATGATGCACCCATGTGGTGGAAGCCATTGTTGAAACGCGAAGATAAGAATTATCCCAACAATCGGAGAACGTTTTATAGGACACTCGTCAACATCAAAGAGGATATCAAGATGAATGAGTTTTTAAAGTGTACATGAGTAGATAGTGTGGAGCCATGATGGGTAGTTTTTCAGATCTAACTACATCATCATCTTTGTAATACCAGTGGTTGTCCGTTTTAGTAAATGCCAAATAGTGTCCACCCCTCTGAACACCCATATGTATGGCAGATGCTACGAGTTCGTATTCATGATCATCGATGGAAATGTTCTCGACCACTTCGAAATACCCCCTCTTGTCAAAGGATATCATCAATACAGATGGATACTCTGAGAAGAGACACCTCGTCGTCGCCACATGATGTACTTTCCCGTCATCATCCTGGTAATCATTCAGTACGTTCCATTTCAGACTATTCTTCATCATCTCTCCCAGACTCGTTGACGTTGAAGTTAATATGTGAATACTGAACATCTCTTCGTGTGATTTCTTTCCGCCGGGCCATATAGTCTCCTGAATTTTCTTACCGTAGAAATGCTTCTTCAACACTGGCAACGAATTTTCGAGTATGTCGATAATACAGAGTATGGCTTCTTGTGCATCATGTTGTCTCCCAATGACAAACCTTGGAAACTTGTTGACAAATTCTTCCAAGAGGCTATTCACGTTGAATGTAATTTTGAGTGTGTCATCCCAATACTTCCTGGTGAATTCTGAAAAGCCCTTCGTGAAAGAACATGGTCCGTTGTACCCTCGCTCAACAAATATAGATTTTATGATGGGTGCGTGTACCAGACATTGAAGAGATGTATTGAAGTAGCATGTGTTTCCAACATTGAGTATTCCCTTCATTACATTTTTTGTATAAAAAACACTTAAGACTAAGACGCATCTTGAGAATTGTAAGAAATAAAGATGAACATTGAAACGGTCCACAAAAAGATTCACAAGGTGTTCGGCGATCACCAGAATGATCCGAACATCGAAGTTGAAATGCGTCTCGGGAAGTTTAATGGAAAACTTTTCGACACGAACGTTGGGAAGGAGACCTTTGACAAGATCTACCGAGCCTTGGTAAAGTATCAGGGTTGGGAAAAGATTTACACCACCCAGGAAGAAGTCTTTTACCGGGATCGAGACAATATTCGTATGTCGATCGATGAAACCTCTGGTGATCAGAAGGTTGTTCAAAAAACTTCGGTCCACAAAGAGGACATCAAACGAATTAAGGGTGTTCCCTATGACGTTCGAATTGCCTTCAGTAAGGAGGTACCGACTGAGATTGATGATTTCAGTGACATGGACCGGAAGCGTACCAAGCACCGCCAATCCTTTATCCGTAAGAACCTTTCCATCGATCTAACGATGTCAACTGGGGATGCAGTAGATTTGGATGCTGAAGACATGACCGATTACCAAATTGAATTTGAAATCATCAAACCCGAAGACGTGAAGAGTAAGAATGAGTTATTGAACATCATTCAAAAAGTAAATGATCTGTTCAAGGTATTTTAAAGTCCCGCGGGGCTATCATAGGAGCCGGTCACATCGAGACCCTCCAACTGCATACCCGAATCAACAAGCTCGATCTTCTCCTCCTTCATACCGGGGAGGGGGAGGGGAGCGTTCTTCATGGGAACAGGAACAACCATCACAGACTCTTCCTCCTCCTCAACAACCTTGGCGGGGGGAGCTTCCTTCTTGAGAAGCATGATACCCCATACGATCAGCATGAAGACAACAGTGTGTAAGACGAGGCCACCGAACTTGGGGCAGCCGTTAGGACCGGCGACCCATTGTCCGAGGAGACGACGCATTAGAATAAACGTTTGAGGGTTGGCGATGACGAAGAAAATCAACGCAGACATCAGAGAGATGAGAAATTTCTCTTGACCTTTCTTGCCATTGCACCCACATCCACAATCTTTAAAGAGACCCATTTTATTTTACCTGGAGAAAAAAATATACTTAAAGTTTCGAATCCTATAGAATATATAACCAACCAACAATGTCGCTTGCCATCCAAAAGTTTTCCGATTTCAATGCCAACAACATTTCCTTCTCCAAGCTTCGTAAGAACAAGAACGGAGGAAAGGCTGTCTACCTCAACAGTAGCGACAACAAGAAGATCTTCGTCCAACTCCCCTTCATGCGTTCCCCCTACGGTCTCAGTGTCTACACTGATGAGGGTACTGGGCGAACGAGCTACTCGCTAGACCTCTCCTTTGATCCCGACAATGCCGACTCTGTCAAGTTTCATGAGGCTATGTCCCAACTCGATGAGCTTGTTGTCAACATGGTCGCTGATAACTCCAAGGAGTGGCTCGGTAAGAAGTTCAATGTCGCTGTCCTGAAGGAAGCTCTCTACAAGCCCATCGTTCGTGTTGGCAAGGAGCAGTACCCTTCGACCATGAAGCTCAAGATTCTCACCAAGAGTGATGGATCCTTCGTCCCAGAAGCGTACAACATGCAGCGTGAGCGTGTTTCGCTCGACACGATCGAGAAGGGTCAGAAGGTGCTGGCCATCATTGACCTTAACCAGATCTGGTTCATCGATAACAAGTTCGGTGTGACGATCCGCCTGCAGCAGGTACTTCTTGAGCAGTCTGAGAAGCTTCCTTCGTTCGCCTTCCAGGGTCTCGACCTTCCCGAGACTAACGGTGTCGAAGTTGATGTGGAAATTGATGAGGAGCCCGAAATTGACGAGTAAAAAAAATATACACACACAATAGATGAAAAACATTATCACCATCGCACTCTTATTCGGGATCATCTATGGTTCGTTAGAACCTGAACATTTCGAGTTTGAGAGTATCCTCGATCCGTTTTACTTTTCGTTCACGACGATGAGTAGTGTTGGCTATGGGGACTATACACCGAAGACGAACCTCGCCAAGGTGTTGGTCATGTGTCAACAGGGTATGATCCTGAACGAACTCGTGTTTTAGATACACATTGATAAGAAGGTACCAACCTTCTCTTGAATGTCTAAAAATATGTCGCGTACTAGTAATATGAACGCCCAGGTGAAGACGCTTCTCAGGGGCAAAAAGGCGTGTGATCCCGCGTCACATCTTTGGTTGAAAAAGAAGAATGGGACCATGACCAAGGGTTCCGTAAAGATTGGCGAAGGCGAATATGGTAAGGTGTATCGTGGGTGCGTTGATGATGACTGTAAAAAGTACATCGTCTACAAGGAAATCAGGACTCCTTCGTTGAGTGAAAAGACGAACAGTCAACCCCTTGCGAAGTTTAGGGCGGCACTCGATGAAATCAGTCCGAAGATGGAATTTACCATCGCGAAAAAGTTGGAGGGCTTCGGAGTTCCCAAGATGTACCTCTACAAGACATGTGACAAGAGAGACATTCTTTATTCTGAGTACGTGAATGGTAAAGAATTCAGGGAATGGATAATGACGCAACCTACTCTCCCAGCTATAAAATCTGTTATGGCTCAGATAATCTACAACCTCTATCGTATCCAGAAGAAGTATCCCGGCTTCCGTCATCATGATCTCCATGGTGGGAATATTCTTGTTCGACCAGTTCCCGTGAAGGATATGAAAATCATAGGGTCTACGATTTCGAATGCGGGGTTTGAAGCTGTCATAATTGATTTTGGATTTTCAGTCTTCCCGAGAATTAAGAATCCTCTCATCAATACCAACAACTACAAGAACATCGGCATCTCGAGAAAGTCTGACAAACATTACGACTTACACTTTTTCTTGAACTCGATCAATCATCTACTCCGTCAGCCACGGACAACGACCGAACGCACCGTGAAGACCTTCATTGAAAACCTCTTACCCAAAGACTATCTCATGAATAGGTCGAATGTTGTCCAGAACTATCGATTGAGGGGTAACAAAAAGGTGAATCTGAGCTTTGAGGAGGTTCTGTCTAAACCTTTCTTCACTGGTGAAACGAAGATCCCTTTGATCAAACCGAGACGTAAGCCCCTTATTAAAATCAAAACTCTTAAACCAATAACACCAGTGAACAAGGAAGCGGCTAAAGCGAGGGCAGTCGCAATTCTCAAGGCGGGTAAAGCGAAACCCAAAAAACGCCCCGGTATCGTTAGAGTACGACCTTGAAGATTCGTTTCGTACCTTCATCGATCATAGACAGTACCTTAAACTTTGGAGTCTTGATGAGTTTCTCACCACCTTTAGTCATGAACGATTTCATCCGTTCAACTTCACCACGGGGCATTTTCCTGGTGTACTTGAGCGTGACATTCTTGTTTCCGATGGATAGTACAGTTGAAGACATTTTTAATATCTACCTATACTAAAATATGATCGCGTTCGCCGTTCTCATTCTCGTCAATGCCTACATTCTAATGAAGACTGGTACTACCCAGGCTGTAGCTCCCGGGGAAAAGGGATGGACTATTTTCGGGACCATGGGGTGTGGTTGGACTCGGAAACAGCTTGAACATATGAAGAAGGTCAAAAAGCCTTTCACATTTGTTGACTGTGACAAGGGTAACTGCGAAGATGTCGACGCGTTCCCTACGATTGTTGCTCCCAATGGTGAGAAGCATGTTGGTTACAAAGAGGTTTAACAACCACGGAGTACCATCAGAGCGACCGAAAGAAGAAATGCGTCAAGTAGAGACTTGATAGGTTTAAGTACAGTG